ATTATCTTCTACATAGATATCTTTCTTAGTAAATACTACAAAGTCTCCAACTTCTAGATTCTTAATAGCACGTTTACATAAACTTACATGTTTTTCAACAAGTTCTATTAATGATTTGGTATACAATTTACCACGATCATCAATCTTAACTGCGAATTCTTTAGGACTAGTTACAGTTCCTATTTCTACGAATAAAAAGTTTGTCATAATTTTTACAAATTTGTTTTTGATTAATACTTAAAGCAACTACGTTGCTCGAACATAGTTCGCTTAGATACACTCCTCTATGGAGTTATACTTTAAATAGTCAATGAAAGATAGAATCTTTGGTTCTCCTTCTCGCGCCTTTAAAAAATGGCAATATATACGGTTTTCAACGGGCCAATTATTGATACCATATGCCTTTATACCCAATTTTGCGGGAGCGTGAAGTATTATTATGTAATCGCTAGCAAAGAACATTGCCAATATTGTTATCATAGAGGCTCTTTATCCCCTATATCTATATGTTACCATATAGTTCAGACTATATCTTATTCCAATTTGAATCAGTAGCTTTTATTCTTCCATTTATTATTCTATAATATGGATGAAATAATTCTGATTTTGGAATCTCGGCGCTCGTGTTAGGATTATTGGTAGACTCCTCACCTATTAGTCGTTGCTCCTTCGTAGTTACTTCTTTGTCATTCACTACGCTTGGATCAGGATTGTCCGTATTATGGGTATCCCCTGAATTCACCGAATTACGTGACTTAATTTTATACATCATAGATTCTATTATGTACGGTTTGATTAAATTAATAAAAATAGTATGAGATTTTCTTCTAATATAGAGAGTATTGTCCTTTCTTACAATTGTTTCTATATTATATCTTTCTTTTAAAAAATTTGATAAAAATCCAATTTCATCTTTCTTAAAAGACTGTGTACAAAGCGCTAAATCGCCGCTACTATAGTACCCATCATCCATAAACCAAATTGCTAAACCTAATGGTTTTAACTTTAAAATATCTGATTCATGTATTTCTTTTTTATTATTCAATCCTTTATACCAATTAGCTCGATAAGTAGTAAAAGTTGGATTATTAAAAGTACTTACTGATATGGAATAATATCCTTTCCATCCTTCTCTTTTATCTTGTCTAAATTTTTCATTAGGTGTTGCATTTATAAATCTTTTCATGTAATTAACTTTATACATAAAATATTCTTTTTGTGCAGCACAATGATGAAAAGTAAGTTTTGCATTATCACTATTAGATTGTGAGATGCAACCATCTCCTAATAATGAACCTATTACAATTTGCTCTTCATCTTCTGTTAATCTAATTGGTTTATTTTTTGGTATTTTATCTAAAGAATGTCTATAACAAAAACAAGTTAATTGTCTTGATGATATGTTTAATATATCTTTTATTTCATTAAAGACAAATCCTTCTGATACTAATCTTTTAATAGTTTCTATTTTGTTTAATGCTTCCTTAACTTGTTTATTCATAATAATATCTTTCAATATTATACGAAAAAACTTTATAAAAGGTTGCTCTCTGTTCTTCTTAAATCACTGCCAGCTAAATCTCTTCTTTGAGGAAAATGTAAGGATGGATTAGTTATCCTAGATATTTCTTCGATCTCTCTATTTAATTGACTTAATTGAATTATTGTTGTACGTCCTATTTTCTTCTCTTGTATGAACATTCTCTCTAGATTCACCAATGTACTTCTTTCGGATTCATTAAGAGAACTATTAGCTAGTAATACATGGTCAAAATCAATTATTAACCACTTATCTTTAGCGTACTTTTCTCTAAATTTATCTATAGTATTTTTAATTTCTGTTACAGTACCGGGAGAATCAACATAATAAATAGGATAATTTTTTATTTTTTCTCCTTCATTTTCAGCCCTCTGATAATCAGCATCTGATAAAGGAGTATTTGTTGTATATAATTCTGATGTAGTCTTTTTTAACTTATAAGATAATTTTCTACCTATCTGTTTAAAAGCCAGCATTTCTAGCGAGAAGGATAACACTATAAAATCTACATCTTGATTTAAATCGAATATATCACTTTCTAATGAATTAAGGAATGCCGATTTACCACTTCCAGAGATTCCTGCAATTGTGTAAATTGTATTTACCTCTATACCTCCCATACAAGTATCATTAAACTTCTTCCATCTCGTTTTGAGTGATTTGATAGTTCCGTGTCGTCTATTATCAATATATTGAAGAGCTTCTGATGTTGCATGACTGATATGTTTAAATGTCAGACTATTAGGATTACTACTATTCAAGTTTATTTCCATATCCTAAGTCTGTTGTAGTGGTTAAATCTTCTTTAATTCTGTCTTCATATGCTTTCCATCCTTCTGTTGCCAACCAGTTAGGAATTCTTTGCATATAAGATAGTTTACCCTCTTTTCTACGGAGAGCAACCTCATATTGAAGGCATTCAAGAATGTGTTCATGAATAACTAACTTATTCTTAGTTATTGTAGCATATTTTTGTCGAGATTTAGTTGGAGCAGTTCTCAAATAATCTCTAGTTCCATCTGGACGTATTACTGAAGACGGAAATGTCTGGAGTAATTCATCAAAGAAGTCACCTTTTGTTAATATTTTAGTAAAGATAGATCTAACAGTTATGTCTTTTACATCTGTATGATCGCTATAACCTTCGATCATTCTCTTCTTACATAAAGAGTCTAGAATTGCCATATATTCCTCTCTTGAATACAAATCAAGGTATGAGTTTAATATTTCATAATTCTTTTCAGATATAAGTTCTGCTAGTACAAATTCATCTGCTGTTAATTTATTCTTTACCAACTCATTTATATCTATGTTTATTAGCATTTATTAGTTTATTAAGGCTCGCTAATACTAGATTAATTTGATAAATTTGAATTTATGAGCTGTTGTTATTAATATGTTTCATACTTAAAATTTTTGTTTATAGATCCTACATTTTTTATTATTTGGTATAAGTAATGTTTTCTTCCATGATCTAACTTGTTCTATAGATTCTTCTTCAATATCTAATTCAAACATTAATTTTAACCATGTTTTTAATTCTAACGAATTAGTTATTCTATGACGAGTTATTGATTTAGATTCTTTTATTACCTCATCACTAACAATATCACAGAGTAATCTTAATTCTTTTTTTCCTTTATCTCCTGGTAAGTTTTGAAAATACTGTTCTCTAAATTTTGATAATAGAGATATTTTAGTCTTTCGTCTCATTGTTTGATAATCCTAATAATTCGTTACATTTGTATATATAGTTATAATCAAATAGTACTCCTATAGTTCCAATATTAGTTTCAACATATTTATTATGAACATCTCTATGCCAATTTAGTAATGCTATTTCTTGATCATCATTATCTAGATGCCATATAAAATCTGGATTCTTCTCAAAGAAATGATACTTATTCTCCATATTAGTAAAATGAATATTATCTTTGTTAATATTCAGATTTTTTATTACATTAAGTATATCTTCATGTCGTTTATCTGTAACTATAAATGGATATCTAGTAACATCTTCATATCTACTAGTAACTATATGAATTTCTATTCCTTGTTCTATTAATGACCTCGCATAATTTTGCACCTCTTCATAGGATAAAGTATCATCAAAGTCAAAACTAACTTTCTTCTTCATCTTGATATTTTAATAAGAAATCTGGGTTAATAACTTTAAAAGATAAGAGTTTCTTACCATCTTCAATACATCTAACCACAACTCCTTCTCGTTGTATTTTAGTGTTAATTATAGAGTATCCTTTGGAATAAGTAACAAGTTCTTGTACTGTGGACCCTAATTCAGATAATTTACATGTAGTTATTTTAGGAACTATATCAAGATCGTATTTACAACAGAAATTAATCATCTCTTCTCTATTATAATAATAGTTCTTATTACTATTTATGATATTGAATACCCACATTTTAGGTTCAGATAAGTTATATTTATTATTCTGTACTCCAATATTACCTTGTTCACCTTGAATTATAATTCCAGGATTTTCTTTACAGATTTGTTCTAGATTATATCGTTTAGCAATTTTCCAATATAAACCATCTTTAGCATTAGTAGTAAAATTTCTACTACATACTACAAATATAGTCTTCTTTAAAGGAAGTAATTTACCTAATAATCCCTGGAACTTGGGAACTTGTTTAGATGTCCATGTACCAGATTGATAATCTATCTTTTCTGTAATATAGACTTCTTTATCTGCAAATTGAGTTAAGACTTTAGGCATATTTTGGATACGTTCCTCATCAGTTTTAGTTACCCAATATGGAAATCCATTCTTTTGTTTTCTAGTTAGAAATAGTTTTCTAAACCAAGAATATCTCATTAAGAATTTCTTAAGTCTGTTCTTTTCTAACTTAATTTTTTCTTCTTCTCTTTGTAACTCAGATTGTTCTGATGGGGATAGATATTTAGTAATACCTAATTCTTCAGTTACATCAGATCCTATAGAACACCTATCAGATCTTTTAACAGTCCAATCTTTAGGTAATGGTATAACCAATCCTTGACTAATCTGTCCTCTAAGTTTGATAGTTTTAACTCTAAATTTCCTATCTCTAAGAAATTCAAATTCAGGTTTATCTGGAACTATAGAGTCAGTTTCTATATATATAATTTTATCGCCTACTTTAAAATTATCCTTTTTAGCAATGACACATTC